CATTACTTTTCTACATTAGGCCAAAGAGCTACATCAACAGTCTTAGCGCTTGCAGATTTTGCAGAAATGGCAATGCCCAATACTGGATTTGTGTCTGTTTTAGTTGCACGCTTTTGCGTTTTATCAAAATACACAACATCACCTACTGCAAATGCATCTGTCACAACTGCATCAACTGTAAAACATCCTGTGACCTTAACCGCACCGATTGCACCAGGCGCAATATCAGTTATTGCCACGCCGTGCATTTTGCCGACAGGGACAATGTCCCCTACGGCAATCATATCGGATGCTGTATTTTTAAAATCAATACGATCTAATTCTTGAATGAATTGTGCCATATCTAGTTACCTCCTAAATCAATTACTAATTATTTACCAGGGTTTTTGTACAAGCCACGGAAGTCGAGCGCTGTTGCGTTGCAATCCATTGCTACTTTGTACTCAATGCCGTCAACTTTAAAGCCTGTTTGTGTTTCCAATCGAGGTGTTTCAACACCGTTCAAGTACGTTACTTCGATAGTTTGAACATCTGTAGGACGAGCTGCTAAATACCATGCGTGTGGATCTGTTAATGCCGCATCAACTACAATAGTGAATCGACCGCCGAATGGGTTAACCGTTTCATTGCTACGAGCTGGATCCACTGTGGATTTAACCAATTCGTAAGCCAATGCTTCGAGTTCTGGCGGAATAATCAAATATGTAGGTGCGATGTTCAAATTGCGATTTTCGCCAATATGCTTTTGACGGCGCATTGCCGCTACACCCGCAGATAAAGATGCAACACTTAATTCAGCACCAGCAGCCGCCAAGTTGCCTCTGTCAGTACCGAATAGCGCTTTACCGTCACTCAATACGGTATTACCTGTTAGCAACCCATACACCATACTGTTGATGGTATCCTTTGCAGAACGGCCAAATTTGGAAGCGATATCTTTGAACACACCCAAATCATCATTGATGATAGCTTGTCGTGTTAAGCTGAATGTACGACCGTATGTTAATACACGAACGTCGTTACCAGCTTCTTCCAACTTAGAATCCTTGAATTGTCCACCTTCAGGAACGAGTTTCAATTCAGCTGTTTCAGAAAGTAAAATACGTTTTGCCGGTTTGAAATCACGGTTACTACCTTTTCCGGTCCATGCATCGAATGTAGCCGGTGCAGTTTCATAGCCTTGTACCAAGGATTTATTTGCTACATTAGACAAAGCAATTGGGAAGGTAGATGTGGAGTTGATAGCTTCACGAGCCAATTCCAAACGGTCAGCATAGTTAGCGGTTAAGCCTTCACGAACTAAGGACTCACGAGCTAATTCCATCAAGGACATAGAACGAAGTTCATTTGCACCTGGTGCAGGATTTGCAACCGGGATGCCTGCAGACATCATCAAAGCGTCCTGCATAGCCATGCGGAACTTATCAGAATCTGCTTCGCCGACTTTAGTGATTACTGGTTTATTGCGTTCACGCAATACGTCCATTACAGCCTCACGAACTTCAGCAACAGATTTGCCGGATTTGATGAATTCATCTACGCCATCAACTTCAAAGTCACGGCACAAACTTGTAATTGTAGATACGCGTTCACGTTCTGCCGCAATCAACTTTTTAGCATCATCTGCATTAAAACCTTTAACTCCGGACTCTGGTACTTCCGGTACTACTTGTGGCACGTTTTGCTCAGTGCCTTTTGCTTTTGCATCACCTTTCATAGGTTCCTCCTCATTATCTTCTACACTTCTGCCTACCCCTACAGTCGGATCTGCAGGGACGGACACAACACTAATCTCCAATGGTTCCCAATATGTAATTACGTATGCTGGGCCTGTAAACCGGCCATTGGAACTTTTAGAATCGGAATCGATTAATTCCTCACATCGACTTATGTCATATCCGACACTCACACCTTGTAATGTGCCTTTTAACACTTTTTGATAAATCTTTTCGGATTCATCATCTTCATCGAATCGAACAATCGCCTTGCCGCGATTATCTTCAATCCACACTTTATCGACGTGACCAACAACTGCGCTGCGGTCATGGTTGAATAGCAATGTGCCTAAACCGTTATTAAATCGGTCTAAGTTAACGCAGCCTTCGTCATGACACAATATCTCTGTTCCGAACCATCTTTCATATGGTTCTTCAGAAGAAAAGGACAATTCGACGGTACGGTCTTCGTTCGCTTCGATGTTTGTAATTTGCGCCTCTCGGGCATATTTACCTAAGAGCTGCTTTGCAAATTTCCCCACTAGCTATCATCTCCTTTCATATCAGTGGCGTTATCATCCGCTAGATTCGTTATGTCCCCATTCATATCAAGGGCAACACCCAATTCCTTAATGCGGTCTTGTTCCAGCTTCCGCTGTTCAAGCACTTCTTCCCAGTCCTTACCAGATGCACTACATACGTCCTCGAGCGTTGTGAGTCCTGCCTTAATGGCTTCCTTGTTAGCATTAACTTCCTTAACAGGGTCAATCCAAGACCAGCCTGGAGCTAACCACGCTACTTTCTTATAAAGTTTTGGGTTTGCTGCATAGTCATTGGCCGGGATAATTCCCTTTAGGTAGCATGCTTCAATGAAAGCGCGCCATACCGGCATACAAAAATGCTCAATTATAAAACGCTGCATCTGCTTGAATGATTGCTGGTCCTCCAGCATATTCTGCCGAGCTGCGGAGAAGTTACCACTAATATTGCGCGTCACTATGTCCGCGCTTAGACCCATACCTGACGCTATGCGTCTTGTTTGTGTCGCTGAGTATTCTGATGCGGTTCCTGCATTTCGCTTAGGTTCCGCAAATGAAATTGATTCACCTGCACGTAGATGTTGGATAATCCCTGGCGCCATTGAACGAACTTTCTTGCCTTTACTATCAATCTTATTCGCAACCATCGGGTTACCCCCAGTATTACTTGTTACGAACGCGCCGAAACATGCGGCTACACGAGCCGCTATAAGGTCGGCATCCATGTATTCATCTACGTCATGAATACGCTTTAATACGAGGGCTAACATACTAACCCCGCGCAGTTCACTAGGTCTGCGAGGCTTATGTAATAGAAAAGCCCTATTACTTGGCAGCCTTGCCTCGTTAAACGACCGTATTCCTAATGGATCTGTTTGGAATACGTGATATGCTATTGGTCTTCCGTATTTATTAACTTCCACGCCATTAACAATACTGTTGCCATTCTCGCTTACCGATACGGCTCCGATATTCTCGCCCTCGATAAGCTGTAATGATAGTGGTATATCTGCGCCTTCGGAGGTCATATTAACTAGGATTTCCCCGTCATAGACCATTCGGCGCAGAGCCATTTCTTGCAACTCGTAGAACGTAGATATTCCTCGGATATCCGCGTTTTCCTTATCCACCCAGTCCGCCCAAGCTTCCTCAATTTTCTTATTGAGTCTTTCATTCAGCTTTCCTGCGCGGGTCTTAATTTTGCACTGTGGCTTTATTCCGGTACCTACTACATTCCGTAATAATGCCAATACAACACTTTCAGCAAGGTCACTATTAAGTTCTGCTGCACGTGCACGACCTCGAATCAAATCACGTTGGCCTGATGCTACTTGTTCAGCTGTACCAAATACTGGCATCCAGTCGCCACTCAATCGATCTGTTGACGCCGCATCATATCCACGTTCAAGCGAACTACGGAAATATGCTCTACGGGCAGCTCGTTCTGGATTGAAATAAGCTATTACCTTATCAAGTATGTTCATCGTCGCTCCCATGACACGTAGGATGTCGTGCTATTACCTTCCTCATCATCAACGCGAGACATTAACTCACGTTCACGGGCGTATAATGTCGGCAGGTCATGCGTCTTAAATCGCTTACCACCTACAGACATCTCGGCGTATCCATTCGTCTCAATTTCCTCGATTATCGTTCGAATACGCTCCAAGTCTTCTCTTGCGCTCATGGTCTCACCTCCTTCTTAACTAAACCAACCTCGGCTATCTGCATTAAAGTCTTCATCATCCGTATCTTCGTCCCCCTCATCGGTATCCAGATTATATTCGGGTAAGTATTTAACACCTACCGAGTCCGCCACCATGGCGTTGTATACACACGTATCCAACAAGTGATTTGTTGGATGACTGGTTAATGGTTTCCATTGCACTGTAACTGCTCCGGTCTTTACATTTCGGATTTCTTGCTTTTCCTCCGACCGGAGGTGCTCCGAATATTCCTCTGGGCAATCCTTAAATAAATGGATTGTGCCGGGCTCATTAGCCGGACGTACCATACGTGCAAATATAAAGTCCTTCCAGTAATCGGTATTCACTACGTACAGCTTCATACCTCCGATGACGCCCTTCTCGATGCTGCTCATCTTATAAGGCGGAGCTAGAGGACTGTGTGATGAATCACCTTTAACTGGTACGCATACTTCTGGGTACTGCGCACAGTACTGATATACTTCATCTGTTCGGTAGCCACTATCGATACCGGCCCTCACAATCTTACGGGCCTCACCATACTCTGATGGATATTCTCTATCGATGAGTATCTCGGTTAAATCTGCCCAACTACTTGCTTGACCATAATCGACTAAGTAACTTGATACTCCATGAGCGTAGGCTCTAACCTCCCACCAGAAATGATCTTGCTGCACGTCGACAGAGGCGATAAGTAGTGGCGCATGCTGTGGCACAATACCGCGAGGAACTTCCGACTGCGTAAACACGAGGTTCTGTGTGCTTTTAGTTTTCGCAGATTTCCACGGCTCCGCTAATCCAGAGTTGATAAAATTCATCAACTCACTTGGCTTATCCTTTGATTTAACAAACTCATATGCCACATCGCCAAAGGTAACCCATGGAGAGTAAAGGGATGACATATGATAGGCAACCGACCGGACAACTCGGACTTGTGATTCATTCACCGCACGCCATTCACCTTGCCGGAGCATATCCATCTTGTACTTATCATCAATACGTTGCTTACAATGTTCGCACTCATAATATGCGGTATCACGTATCATATCCGCATTGCCATGGTGTTCCTCCGGCCATTTTATCTGTTTGAATTTGAGGGTCTGCGACACCCCGCAATGCGGACATGGCACGTAATACTGCTTGCGTTCATTTGCGTCCATATAGGACTGCCAAATATTGCCACTTTCAATCGTAGGAGTTGACACTCTTACAATCTTCTTATCAACGAATGTCTTGGTACGTTCCTCAGCCAGCTTAATTGGATTCGCTTCCTTACCGGAGAAAGCTGGATACTTATCAATTTCATCGAAGAATAAGTACTTAATTGACCGACTTGATAAGCTGCTTGGTGAGTTCGCCCCAACAAGCACCATGTAGTTCCCATTAACGAAGTCTAACTCCAACAGCTTACTGCCCTCGTCATACATATCTGCCAATGGTTCTACGCTCCGGATCATCGGTTGCACACGTTTATCGCTAGCAAATTTTGCGATAGTATCCGTCGGATAAACCATCATGACTGGTGATGCGGTTTGGTGTAACGCATACCCAATCATATTAAGCTCAGCTTCCGTCTTACCAATCTGCGCCCCGAAACATAACGAGATGCTTTCAATAAGAGGGTCCGTGAATTTGTCCATAGGCTCCTTGAGATAAGGTGTCCGCGCTGTACGCCATCGTCCAGGTTCAGCAGATATATTAGTCAGTACCCTGTACCTATCCGCCCATTCCGAAACGGTGTATCTTTCAGGTGGCTTGAATGCCTCTAATTCCTCAGGGAACCAGTCAACCTTTGGACTTACCTTTTCCCGTGGCTTTGACTTTCGGCGTGTACTCGCCTTCGCGTGCGTAGCTTTCGAGGTATTCTTCGACAAGGCCATTCACCACCTTTTCTACACGAGCACGTTCCTCAGGATCCGTGAATTCACTTCCAATACGCTTACCTAATTTGGTAAATGATGTCTTCATCTCCAATACTCGGCTAGCCCATGCCTGTGCAACATCAGCACGAGGGACATATTCGCCATTAAGCACATCTAGCATTTTCTTTTCACGCGCGGCCTTTGCTTCTTTATAATCTGCTTCGGCTTCTAACTTACGAGTTGATGCGGATTTGCTTTTAGCGTTATCACCTTTCGCCTGTCCTAAATACACGAGGACTTCCCGGAGATTCCACCAACCTACAGAGGCTTTAGGCATCCCTGCTTTATGATGTCGAGAAATAATTTCCGGAGTGACCCGCAAGAGGTCACATAGTTGAGTGCTGGATACGAGCAGATTGCCTGCAGCATCAAATTTCACTCTCGGTTTTGTGTCCGCCATAGGTGTACTCCTTTCTAAATTCGTCTTTCTACATTCAACAGGAAAATTTTTCTCACAGAGAGAGGACCATCGCGCGGGGGCGACCAGCGGCCATTTTGTGTCTCAGGAGTACCTTTTCCCAATTTTCATTTTCTCAATTACAATC